GCTCTTTTCCTACTTGTGTATCAAATGTATCTCTGTGGACACCATTAAATGTATAAGTAGTATTTGCTAGTGTTCTAAATACAATATCGTTTGTATTGTCTAAATCATTATATATTTCTATTATATCATAAGGGTCTATTGCAGGATTTCCTAAAACTCTTTTCGTTGTAATACTATCTATTTCAAAATTTTGTAATTTGTTAAAAATGTTTTGTACTTGTTCTGTTCTTGATATATATGGGTTTGCTGCATTTATATATAAAGTATCAAGTGTTTCATCATTACTTGTTTCATATTTGATAATACCACTTTCATAAACAACTCTTTCAATATCATAAGGTTCTCCTTTTTCATAACTCTCTATTATGCTTAAAGGTATTTTCCAAATATAAGCAGAATTTAAATCAATTGGAATTAATCTTCCTAGCCTGTCAATTGCTGGAATTAATCCTGCTTGTTCTAGCAAATAAGAAACATAAGTTGAACCAAATATTGTGTTGTCATAAAATCCCACTAAATCATTATCGTTTGCAAAATGTTCAATTGTTGTTTCAACTCCTGCTTGTGTACAAATGTCATCAAATATTTGTTTTTTTGTCGCACTTCCACCATTTTCTTCAATTAGTGGTTGTGCATTATATCCAAAATCAAATTTTACACGATTATCTCTTAATTTAAGTGTTACTTTGTTGCCATCTTTAACAGGTGTATCTTGAATGTTAAACACTCCTAAAGGAATATATTGATATGTATTATTACCTATATCAGTACCAATTTCAATTCTTACTTGATCTACAATGTTGTTTACATCAACATTATGCAAAATAACTTCCAAACTTGTAGAAATAAAATTGTCTAAAGAAAATCTTTTTGAACCATCATTAGGAAGTATTCTTGCAGTTCTTGTAATCTTTTCACATAAAACATTAGCATTTTGTAATTCAACATTATTAAAATAAATTTTTAAATCATTTCTATCATCTTGACTATATATTGCGTCTTTATATGGGTTTTCTTGTGAATAGTAATCTAAATTAATTACAAAGGGTAAATCATTATTACTCTGTGTAATATTATTTACCCCCTCATATAAAATTCCATCTTTTATTGCGTCATTTATTGTTATAGAAGTGCCTTCTACATTTTTTACTACATTTGTTATATATGCCATTAAAACACCCCTATTCTTCTACAAAACCAAAGTTTATGTCTGTATATATGTTTTTGTTTGGATCACTACTATCTACATAATACTTGTGATATTTAATACTAGCGTTTCTATACATTTTTTTATTTACAAAAGCCCAAGCAGGCTCATAGAAGAATCTACACTCTAACCACACATTTGTTGTCATATCTAGTAAAGAGTGAAATTCTTCCCCTGTCATTGTTGGAACATTAAACTCTAATGTTGCAACATCATGCCTTACTCTATTTCTTATTGTATATCCTGCTGTATTTGTATATGCGTCAAGATCAACATCATTTGCACCTACATCATGCTCTGGCAATGTATTTACCCCATCTATTTCATAAGGAAATTCTTGAAAGTTAGAACTGCTACCATAAGGTCTTATATATAATTTATCATAATCATTCATAAACTAACCTCCTATTGTAATTGGCTTTCCGTTATCTTTTGCCATATCTTGTAAATCTGTTATTACTTGTTTTGCTATTTCTTTATTTCCTACTTGAACTATAATTGTAGGGTTTACTGATGTATTTGAACTTGTACCATTATCTGTTGCACTTTGTACTCCAAATGTCATTGTATTAGGATTGAATGGTTGTATATCGTAATTGAAATTAGTTTTTACTGTTGCTTCTTTTATTCCACTATTTAATGTTTCTACAATGTTTTTTGCTTGTTCTTCGACTAATCCAAGTTGTCTTTCCATTCCAACAGTAACACCTTCAAGAACATAATCACCAATTTTTGCTTTAATTATAACTTTTGCAGGTGATGCAATTCCTAATCCTTCTTTAATTCCTTTTACAAACTTGTTTATAACTCCACCAAGCCCACCGTTTTGAATAAAGCCTATCATTCCTTCTGCAATTCCTGCTATGACATTATAACCAACATTCCAAAGTTGCCAACTTATTTTACCAATTTCAATAAGCAAATATACTGGAAGCAAATTAATTTTCATTGCTAGTTCAGGCATTTGCTTTAGTATACCTTCTCCTATAAACTTAACAATATCTTTACCCATTTGTTCCCAGTCTGTTTCATCAATTATCTCTTTAATTTTTTTAACCATTTTGCCAACTGCTTCTCCTGCTTTTTCAGGCAATTCATCAAGTTTTTCTGGTAATTCATTAATTTTCTTTTTGATTTTCTTAATCCATTCATCAATTTTTATTTTTAAATCTTCTTCCCAATCTTCAAATCTTTTTCCTATTTTTTCCCAATATGTATCCCAATCTTCTTTTAAATTATGAACAAGACCTTTTAAATCTTCAAATGCTTGTCCAATATCCAAATTAATCAAATCTGTTATTATTTTTGCAACACCATCTACTGTGTCAGCAATAGCACTAAATGTTCCAACAACACCATCATACATCATTCCTATTATTGTTTTAATGTTTTCCCAAGCTTGCTCAAATGGTAATTTAATTATATTAAATATCTCATCTAAAACAGGCTGTAATGTTGTTTTTATCTCGCTAAATCTTTTGAATATTGTTTCTACTAGAGTTTTTACACTTCCAGCAGCACCATCAACTTTATTTTTAAATTCTTCAATATGATTGTAGGCATGTACTACAGCAACACCTATTGCAACAAATGCAGCAGCAGCAGCAACAAATCCGGCAGAACTCATTCCTAATGCTTTTGCTATTGTGCTAATTCCTTTAGAAAATGTACCTATGTTTTTGGCAATTGTTCCATCTTTAAACAATTTTACAAGTCCACTTATACCATCAAATTTGATTATTCCAAATTTTTTAAGAACTTTATATATTGTGTGAATACCTTTAAATATAGAACCTCCTACTGCTAATGCACCTAGAACGGTACCACCTGTAATATGGTCGAATTTAAAACTAACTTCTCCTGTATCTTTATCTATTACTTTTGTGAATCCAAGCCATTCCAGTATTTTATCTCTTATTTTAGTGGCTTTCATTTGAACTTCTGATAGTTTTTTGTTGTAATCATCAAACGCTTTGTTAAAAGCGTCCATTAGCCCAGAACTAATTCCACCACCACCAACTCCACCAGCACCACCTGTGCCACCAGAACTTGGTGTTGTGATTACATTTAATTTATCAAAACCTCTTAAACCTTGTTTTAATTTTTTTGCACTATCTGCAGCACTATCCATGCTATCTCCAAGATCATCAAAACCACCTTCAAGACCACCAATTGTACCTTCATCAAAGAAATCAAAATCATCAAGTTTAAATCCAAACAAGCCGGCAATTACTTTTGCAATTTCATTTAATACCATTAAAACTGCATTTAAGTAAGGCAAAACTTTACCAATAACTTGTAAGAATATATTACCTACATTTCTTTGTAATCTTTGCCATTGCTCGTTCATAATACGGATTTGGTTGCTTGGTGACTCTAATGTTCTACCCCAGTCATCTGTTACACCACTTAATTGTTGAGTTAAACTTATCATTATCAACAATCTTTTTTCGGCATAACTTAATTGAGATACTTGTTTTCCTATATCTAACCTATCTAATGTTTGTTGCAATGTTGCTTGTGTAATATCTGCACCTAAAGCACGAACTGGTTTTGTTTGACCTGCTAATGCACTTTGTAATACAGAACTTGCTCTATCAACATCAATATTGTATAAAGAAGAAATATCTATTGCCATTTGTGTCATAAGTTTAGATACTTTTTCTCCTGTTTCATTTGCTAATCCCATAGCATTAGATAATTGTTTGAATTGTGATGTTGTCTTAATAAGCCAATCTTCATCTAAACCATACATTTCACTTAGTTTGTTTACAAATCTTGTAGCTTCTGTATAATTTCCTCTAAATGCAACTTGGAATAAGTTGAAATCTTCTAAAAATGCTGTTGATTTAGCTGTCATTGCACTAAAACCTTCTACAACATGCCCTAAACCTCTTGCAAATGTTCTTAACATAGAATAATTAAATGCTAAATTAAAGTTTTTGCTCATCTTATCCATATCTTTGCTTACTGATTTTGTGCTTTTTGCACTTGATTCAAGTTCTTGTGCTGCACCTTTATCTATGCTTCCTAAAACTGATTTTATTTGTCCTAATGTTTGTGCATATTGTTCTAGTTTCTTTTGACCTGTAACACTATTTTTAAACTTAATACTTACATCTGTCTGATTATCCATTAAGAAGCTCACACTCCTTTCTATTTTAATTTATCTTTGTTTTTTAAACTTTCTAAATATCTTCTTTTCATAGAACCTTGATATGCTAAAGTACTTTGAAATTTATCGTATCTTTCTTTCTTTAGTTGCTCTTTTCTTTGCTTATCATTTAGTTCTTTCTTTTCTTTTTCAATTTGAAAATAAGGTTTTTCAGGATAATTTGGTAATTCTCTATTGTCTTTATGTTTACTAAACATATTTGATAATACTTTTATTAAAGAACCAACCAATGTTCCGTTACCTCTATGTATGTAATTGCCCTGTAGCCAACATTTATAGTCTATTTCTTCCATCTCTCGTTGTTTTTTATTAATATAAAAAGTACGATATGAAACAAACAATTGTGGATCATCTCTCCAAAATTCTTCTGCACTCATACCGTACTCTATTGCTTGTGGATAAAGATAATTACAATAATATTCGTAATAAGAATTGTTATATTTTGTTTTTAAAATATCTTCTCCGTTATTATTTTCTAATTCTTCTTGTTGGCTTGGGCTTCCAAGTTTTTTCTTTCAGTATTATATTGGTCTCTTATTTCAACACACTCCTGTAAGTATTTCCCATATTTTTCTCCTAACCATCCATACTTTTCTTCATCTTCAAAGTATGGTTTTAAAATTTCTCTCACTTGTGTAATGTTTAAGTGGTGATTAGGATTAAGCCAAATAAAAAATGCCCTTTCAATAATATCTTTAAGTTTTTTCTCTCTTTGTTTAATTTCCTCATCTATTTTATCTTCATCTATGTTTAACTTATTTAAGTCAAAGTCATCTGTTAATTCAACCTCATCTAAATAATCATATAAATCTTTTCTCAAAAGAGCCATAGATTTCTCTATGTTGCATAATCTATCTACTTGAATAAAACTTTCTCTATTTAATTCAAGAGTATATTCTTTTCCATTTAATTCAATAATTTCATTTCTTTTCATATTATTATAGTTATCTCCAATCTTTCATTTTATTATTTCCGGTCTAATTGACCTTTTTTATGGCATTTAAGAGAGTTTTTACGCCAAAGTAGTACAATTGCACATTTTTGGTAAAACTCTCTTTATTTGCCTTTTAAATATGTTATTATCCAACGATTACTAAAATTGTTCTTTTGAATGAAGCAAAATTTGATTTTGCAGCTGTTAATGTTACAATTGTTGAACCAGCAGCAACACCAGTAATTGTTAATTTATGAATGTCTGCACCAGTTCCCATTGTAGCAGTTGCAGTTGCAGTTGAGCCACTTAAAGGTGTAATTGTAGCGTCAGCAGGATCGGTTGTTAAATCATATACTTTTGTATGATTTGCTGCGTCAGAACTTGCTGTTAAATAAATAACTTCATCAATTCCACTTGTAAATACTACTGTATCTTCAACTAAAGCATAGCAGTTTTCTACATAAGTGTCTTTTGTAGTTGGTGTAATAGTAAGTTGTCCTTGTTCTAATGAACCAATTGCTGTACTATTTGCCATTTTTGATACAGTTCCACTAAACTTGAATCCTGTAAAATCAGGTAAAAGTCTTAAAAAGTCTAATACTTGTCCTTCTACTGCTTCAATTGCATTTAAATTATCTCTATGTAGATAGAATGGAATGGTCTTTTGTGGATTTTCTTGTCTGCCCTCAACACTTGTTGCTTGTCTATTTCCAATTGCTGTTTTATCTAATTGGTTAGGAGTAGAACCATTTTCACCAGTTTCTTCTACTGGTAAGAAGATAGAATACTTTCCACTTGCTTTTTTAACAAGTAAAGCACTACCTTGATGTTCACTTAATGCTCTATCTTCAACACTATTTAATTTTAATAATGACATTTAAAAATCATCTCCTTATAATATTTTTTCTGGCATTTCCTATCAAACATTGATATTGTATAACCACTCTTAATATACTTGTATCAAGGTTTGGTTCAGGACTATGTCTTGTTCTTTTCATATTTAATACATTTCCAAAAAATTGAGTTGTTAATTCACTCAATTCTTCACTTATAACTTGTGAAGCAGTCACAATGTTAGAACCTTTTGTTTTGTCCTTTGTATATATATTGATAGTAAAGTAATACTGATCGTAATACTCTATTTTATCAATTGTAGCATTGTCTGTTTCAATCCAATTACTCAAAGTGCATACAACAGTAGGGAACATACTAATTGCATTGCTATTGTATTTTACAACATTAGGTGAATATTTAGAATTGCTTTGTAAATATTCTTTATATTTATCAAATATTAATTCATAATCTTTCATATCACTTAACTCCTTTTGCAAAGTATTCCTTTACCCATTTAGACAAGTTTGCCTTTATTTCTTCTGCTGTATATCTATATATTTCAAAACCTGTATATCCCATATATCTAACACCACTTTGACCTAACACGTTTTTGGGAAGATACCAACCAAAATTGTAATTTTTAATATTATATTCCCAAGCATTAGGGTTTACAGTATTCATACCAACAATTCCTACACCATATTCAAATGCTAGTGCTATGCTAAACATACCATTAGGATAACCACTTGTATCAAAAGGAAGAACGTTATAATAATCTGCTGGTATTTTAGCATTGTTATAAATAATAAATCCATCTTCTAACTCTTGAATATGATTACTTGATCTATATAACTCTATACTATCATCATTTGTAGTCATTCCAATTACTAATCTACTATTCATAACATTAGTTAAAGTTTGCATACATTTGTCTTGAATATATTTTTGAAATAAAATATCTTCTTTCATTTTAAGCATTTGGTCCACATACTTTATTTGCTTATCAATATTTTCTATGCTATCAACATTGCAATTTACTTTAAACATTATTTTTCTTCTTTATTAAAAATAGGTTCTTTTTTTGGTTCTCTATTTAGTCCTTTTTCTTCTGCAATAACCCATTCTTTAGTTCCAATAAAATCTCCTGCAATTTCTTTTTTTACTTCTTCAATTGCACCAGATTTTACGTTTTTAATCTTAACTTTATCCATTTATGACTCCTCCTCTACATTATCTTCTATTATTTCTTCAAATACTACCATAACTTTAGTATTTTGTGGTTTAAAAGATTTAACAACATAATTGGCATTAGCACCATTAATTGTTTCCCCTTCTGGTGTTATTCCATATAAGTAGGCAAGGTCAAAAACATCAAATTTATCTTTATCTTTATAATCTATTAATGCACCTACTATATTTCTTTTTGTTTCACCAAAAGCACTCATATATGATTGCAATTCTCTCCAAGTCATTGGTTCATAATTCACCTTGCCGAAGAAAAAAGGTGTATTATACTCAACGATTTCATTATTATAGTCATCTAATGTTATCTTTTTCTTTGTGGCAATATATAAGTCTTTGTTCCAATTCTTAAATACATGGTTTCTAGGATTGAATTTACTCATCTTCATCACTATCCTTGATATAACCTACCATTGGTTCTATTTCATTTCTTAACTCATAACTTATATATGTACTATCTCTAGTCCAAGATAAACCGTTTTCTGCATAAGATTTTAAACCTATTGAACCGATTTGCTCATATATTTCTTGGCAACATCTTAACTGCCAATTCCAATACTTCTTTGGTAAATCTATATCCCAATTTTCTTCATAAGGAAATCTTAAAGAAAGTCCAACATATTTACTATCTTCAAGAAGTCTATTTAATATTTTGGTATAAGTGTTGTTATCACTAAATATATCTTTATCAAATTCTATTCTTTCTTTTAATATATCAAATTGTGTTTTTGTTGAACTTTCCATAAGTTATCTCTCCTTTATCTTTAAATTATCCTCTTGAAATAATTCTTACAATTGGAATTAGTTTGTTATCAACATAAGTTTTGCTAACAGCGTCACCATCATTAGCTAATTCCCAGTTAGAACCAGTTGCTAATGCTGTATTTGTTGGTGATACACTTCCAGTTCCTTTGTATGAAATTAGGTATGGAACAATGATTTCTCTTACACGTGTTACTAAATCAGTGAATCCACCTTTTTCATAAGCATTTCTTACTAATTCACTTGCTTTTTCAACACCTAAATCTTCATATTCAAAGAATCCTTTTTGGAAAGCATAAGATACATATTTTTCACTTGCAACAACATAATCGTTTGCAGCAACACCTTCTGGATAAAAGTCACTTGCTTTTACATCTGCAAGATTAATTTGTCCAGTAGTAGCACCACTTGAAACAACTTTTAATGCTCCAGTAGTACCAGAAGTAGCTTCTTCATATCCGTTTAATTCTTGAACTTCATCATCAACAATTACTAATCTACCATTGAATGTTCCAATAGTTAAATCTCTTTCAATACCATTTGCGTCAGTATATTTTAAGAAATCAATTAGGTTTAATCCTTCAAGATTTGTAGATACTACACTGTGCATAAAGATAATATCTAATTTTGCTTTGTGATCTCCTAGTGCTTTTTGAGCAGCTCTATTCATAGCGTCTGCACCTAAATTAGCAGCAGTTCCTTCATTATCACTAATATCGTAAGTATGCTTGTCAACAAATTGTCCGTCTGCTCCACCTGTCATACCAAAGATACCCTTTAAAATTGCAAGTACAGTTCCTTGTCTTTGTTCGTCCCAATAATCTTTAACTTCTTGAGCTTCTGCCATAAAGTTAGCACCTGTTAATTCTGCTGCAAAATCATATTCTCCCCATGCTTTTGCTCTACCATAAGCAATTTTTCTTTGATGGAAAGTAGTTCTTTCAGTACCTTTTTCAATATCTGTACTTCCATCATAATTAGTTGGAGTACCACCTAATCTACCTTTAATTGGTTCTTCAATGGCATATCCACCACTTTGTTCAGTTAATTTGTTTTTGTATTTATTTACTACTGTAAATAAACCATTTTTGATTAATGAATTTTCTTTTGTACTTGGTAAAGTTCTTAAATACTTTTCAAATACTTGCTCATTAAAAATTTTTCCTCTGTAAATTTCCATAATATTTTTTCTCTCCTTTTTTTAAATTATTTTAAATTATTAAATTCTTCTGGGTGTTCTTCAACGAATTTGTTTTGTTCTTCTGCATTTAAAGACATAAACTTCTCCATTGTCATAACATCACTTTGTTGAGGTACATTTGAAACACTAGGTTGAACATTCATTGTTACTAAATCTTCTTGTGTTTTTTTAGCAACAATTTCTTTTTGGCTTTCAAACTTGGCTTTTAACTTATTGGCATTGTTAATAGTTTTATTTTCATCATCAGATACTAACATTGAAATAATGTCATCATCTAAATCAAAACCTACTAAAATGTCTTTTGCTTTGGCAGTGTTTACAATAATTCTTGAATTTTTAAGGTTTTGTTCTGTTTCCTTTTTCATTTGTTCAAGTTTTTCTTGTTCTGTCATATTAGCTTTGTTAATTTCATCAAGTTGTTGCTTGATAGAATCATAATCACTATATTTACTATTTTCTTCTGTAAGATTTGTTACCTTACTCTCTAAATCTTTGACTTTATTACTTTCGTCTATATGCCATTGATTTAGTAAATTAGTAATTTGTTCCTCCGTAGCACTTTCTCCTAATATTTCTCTTGCTTTCTCTCTATTCATATTATCTCCTCCTTAACGAATAGTTGTTATCGGACAACCAACAAACCAAAAACATGAGATATTTATGTTTACATTTGTTATGCACAAATGATAAAGCCTTTATGGAGTGGGATATGAGAATTGAACTCATACTAACTGCTTGGAAGGCAGATGTTCTACCTTTAAACTAATCCCACATTTAAGGAACATTTTATTGTTCCTGATTTTCTATTTGAGATTCATCTTGTAATTTATTAGAAGTTTCGTTTATTTTATTTTCATTGTTATTAGAACCTCTATTGTCTAACTCAACTTGTATTTCTCTCATTTCCTTTTCATATTCTTTTTGCATTTTTGTAACACTTAAAGGATCACTAAATAAATTGATAACAGCATTCCTAACTTCTGGTGGGATATTTGCAGATTTTAAATTTAATAATGCTGTTGTCTTTGTCAATAAGTTATCACTTAAATCTCTACTAAATTTAATATCAATATCACTAACTTTAAGTTTTTCAATCCCACTATTAGCAGTTGATCTACATATTTTAAGAATAACCTTTAAAGATTTCCTATCACATTCTTTAAATGAATTTTCTTCATTTTGTATTCTAACACTTGCACTTGTAAATCCTTGACCTGTTAAAATTGCTTTACCAGTTTCAGCATTGCTTATCTCACCATTTTGTGTTGCTTCTGGAACACTTAATATGCTGTGTAAAGCACTTAACTTTCTTAAATAATAGATTTGTGTGTCTAAACTCTTTAAACGTGATTGTAAAAGTTCTACACTTGCTTTCTTTTGGTCTGTTGATTTAATAGATACAGCACCAAACTTTTTTATTTTTTCCATACCTTTTTCATCAACTTCTGCATTAGTAAATACCATAATAGCATTTACAAAACTTTCAATATCATCTTTGTCAAAGTTTTCAACATCATTTAAATCGTTTAATATGTCTTTTACAAGTTCTAGCAAACTTTCTCTTCTTTTATTTAGATAATATTCTGTAACAATGTGTGTATTTATAGCAATTGGTTTAATTCCATTTTCAACAAGTTGTAATGCACCACTTTTATTATTTATTGTATATTGTTTATTTCTTGTATAAACTGTATATTCTTGATAGTTTCTAACTTGTTCTTCTGGTTCACCTGTTTTTGGATTTACTTCACTTACAATATATTGCATATTTGTTTGAACATAAGCAAGTAATTGCTCGTGGTAAATAGAATTTGAGTAAACAACTTCTGTGTTTAAAACATCTAAATTTACAATATCAAATGGGGCTTCATCTTCATCATTTACTTTGCTACCTATGTTATATCTAAAAGCTCTACCAACAGTAAACAAATCTTCAAATAACTCTTGGTCTTTTTGTGCTTTCCCTTCATAATTTACATAACTATTTAATTTTGAAATTTCGTTGTTTGAGATGTTATTTAATGGGGCATATTGAATTGGTTTTCCAAGTAAAAATGCTTTTTTCCAATCCATAAACGCCCATGCCCAGTTTTCAACACTTTTATTATTAATATCTGTTCTTGTTAGTTTCTTTTTATCTTTAATATCTTGATCCCCATACAAATAGTCTTGTAGATATTTGCTATCTTGACTATTTTTGTTGTGTATTTCAATGCTATTATTCAAAATATCAATAACTTTGTTTACAATTGCATTATCATCACCAGATAGAAATTGTTCTTCTGTAAATGGGGCTTGAATAGTGGTACGTCCGTATGTTTTCATATATACACTCCCTTATCAAAATAGAGTATAACTCGCTTTAATCAACTAATAAATGTATAATAAAACACTGATTTTGTCAAATTGTGCATAAAAAAGACAATTCATCTACATAAATTGTCTTACAAAATCTAATGGTTCTGCTATTTGTGGTTGTGAATTTTCTTCTATTATCTCACTGCCAAACAATGCACAACTATCTGGAGCGTCATCATTTGAATTTGTTCCTGTTGCATTATAGGAAGTTAAATTATCCATAAATGCACCCATATCTGTATTTATTCCATACATTCCCTTTTTAGGAAAAACTAATTGTTTTTTAATAATATGTTTTTCATTTTCAATTCTTGTTGGTTTTGGTATTGTGTTGTATTTTTCTATTATTTCACAATATCCTATTCCTTTGCTAGTTAGAATTTGTTCTATATTTTGTTTTAACTCACTTGTAACATTTGATTCTATAACTAATGTGTTTATATGGTTTTCTATTATTTTATCTACAATTGGAGAATACATATCTTTTGTAGCAGTTCTTGTAAACAAACAATCTTTCAAATAGTACTCCATCATATTTTCGTTTTCAACTTTTTTGAATATAGGCATAGCAAAAAAGTCTTTTCCACTTTTTCTAGTTGCGTCTATTACAGCGTCTGTTCCAACATAATCACTTTGTGGAATTGTTTCATAAGTTCTTAACTTGTCATAACTAAATCCTAATGAATCTGGATTAGTTGGTTTTTGCTGGAAGTTTGTTTCCCATAAATATTCTTCCATATTTTCTTTTTCTTTTAAAAGCTCTGCTGTTGACTTTAATTCAGGACAAGTGCTTTCTCCTGTTTCATAATCTAAAGCAGGTACTTGAATAATAGCACAAGAACCATCTTCACTTATTAATGTAAATGGATATTTAGGGTGTTTTGCAAACTTATGCTCTCTTCTTAATTGTTGTATTTTTAGATCAATATAATCACCACTTGCCCATAAAGTACCTGTTATACATACTTTAGGTGGCAAGTTTTGAACATATCTTTTTTCCCATACTGTTGTTGATTTGTTGTGGTAATACTTATTAAGTTCTTGATTCATAGCTTCTTTATAGTCTGGATATAAGTCGTCAATATGTATTCCTTTACTTGCTCTTGAACCTACAACATTGGCTTGTGTTGTTTTTGCATAATAACTAAAAGGCAATTTACAATCTTTTAATTTCCATTTTTCATCTGTTTCTTTTAGGAAAAAGTCTTTGTCATCTTCATTCCATTTTAAATTTGGAAAAACTTCTCCAAATTGTTCACTCTTTATCTCATCTATTACAGTTCTTGAACCTGCTTTTACAACATCATCATTTGAACACAAAGACAAAAAAGCACCTGTATCATTAATACCAAAACACCAAGCCTCACTTATTTTCTTTGGATAACTTTTACCATAACCTGATGGGGCATTAAATATTAATACTCTAAAATTTGGATTGCACTCTAATTCTTGTAAATAATGAATATATCCACACAATATATTGTATCTTGGTTCAAAAAACTTTTCCCTTTCAGGTTCATTCCACTCACGATACACCATATAATGTTCTAAACTAATTCTAGCACCAAGTTTATAAGCAAATTTAAGTTGTTTTTCATACTCTGGCAAATGATTTGCATTGTTATCTATCTTAACTAACAAATCAAGTAATGGAATATATCTTCTTATTACTAATAAACCACATTCTTTTACATTTGACTCATAATTAGAGAATAAAGCATATAAATCTTTCATCATTTCAAATATCTCTTCAAAACTTATCTTATTACCATAGGAATATTTGAAATTTTGCTCTAATATGGTTAATATTTTTTCAATTGTTTGTCTAATATCTTGTTCTTTCATTTTTAATCATTTCCCTTTTTATTTGTAAATTGTTTGTATTTGTTTAATCTCTCATTAATTTTATCAAGATCAACATCTATTGCTTTAACACTAATGTTTACATTTGGTTGTGCTTTTTCTACCAATTCATTTTGTGATTTCATTTTAAATATTGTGCTTCTTTCTCTTACAATACCCATTTGTGACATTGTTAAGTTTTCATCACCTATCTGATCGTATATTTTATCTGCAATTACTCTCATACTATAATCATCACTATTTCTATATTGTCTTAATGTATTTAGTGTAATTCCAGCAAATTTACAAAACAAAGTCAAAGAACTTGGGAAATTCCCTATTTTATCATTTACTTCTGCAAGTATTTGACAATAGTAATCAAACACCATAGATAGTTTTTCAGCATTATACACTGGTTCTTGGCTTCCTATTGGAACAATTGATTTAAAAAAGTAGTTAGATATAACCAAAGGATTTATTTTAACTTGAAAAGCTAAT